TTAAAATAAACCATTAGTTGTAATAGACAAATCTCCACCAATAGTTGACATAAAAACATATCTATAGTTGACAGTAAGCTCATAATGTTTACTGATTGTTCTAATTAAGTATTTGATTTGTTTTATGATTACAAAAGATGCAGCGTTAGCAAAAAAAGTTACAGACGATTTTTTAGACAACATTAAAGATCTACCAGAGTGGGTAGAGTTATATAAAATAAATCATCACTCGCCTTCTCAACTAAATGCAGCAGATGATATGTGGAGTTATAAATATTTATATCTTACACAAGAACAAAGACGCAAGCTGCCAATTAATTCTAAAATGTTTGCTGGTGTATGTCTTGGCGACATGGGTATTTTAACTTTCGGAAAATATTTATGGGAAAGTAAAATTGGAAAAGGTTTATGTAAGGTAGAGATCCCACCACAAAGAAAAATTTTTGATAAAATTTTAGAAAAATATAATGCTTACGAACCAGTTGATGAACTAGACAAGGCTCAACATGATGTGGGTAGACTAGGTTTAGCAAAATCATTTCAAACTTTAAAAGCTGGATTAAGAGAAATTAATTTAACCTCCCCTATTGAATGTGAAAGATCTGTAGATCTAACTTTTGATGGCTGCATCCTACCTACAATCGGCAGAATAGATTTTGAAGATGAAAACAATTTTGTTGAAATGAAAACAAAACACAGAAAAAAAAATAGACCCAGAAAAGATGGTACATCAAACTATTCATTACCTAAACTAGATGAAGGTTATCTTGGATGGGAAGAACACGTTAGCCAGGTGGCGTTTTATTATTTTGCAAATAACGAAAAAAAGAAACCACACTTGTTCGTTATGAATGAGGAAGAATATAAAATTTATAGTCCAGATAATTGCGATGATTTAAAACCAGAAAATTTAAAAAAACATCTTAATAAATTAACCATGGTAGCCAGGCGTAGAGAAAGAGTGATGTCTAATCACGCTGGTAAAACTACTTGGCATCAAGATATTGCTCCAGACTTCAACCACTTTTTTTGGAAAGGTATGGGAGAGCATAAAGAAATTGCAATGAAACTATGGGGTTTAGAATGAAACAAAATATATCAGTTTTAAATGTGCAGCCGTGGCTGTTGAAAAAGAATTTAGCAAAGACAAGAAATAATTATACTAGCAAAGGTTTAATACGCCTTGTTATAATTACTATTGTAACCTTAGCTCTCTTGGGTGTTTACTTTGTTAAATATAGCCAGAGTAGTCGTGTAGCGATGCACGATAAAGGTTTTAATACAGCAGTATTCTTTTACCTTCATTCAAGCTCTGGCTATGCGAAAAAGGAGCTGCATGGGTAACGTCATAAATTTAATATCACTTACAGCTTACACAGCAAAATTAAAAGCAGATGGTGGGATGTGGGAGTTTAAGCCTGGCAAATGGATTATAAAACATTTGGAAGTAGAAGGATTGGCCCAACATTACAATATTGAAACCAACATAGATCTAGTACATTGTAATTTAGATAAAGACATAGCAGTTGTTAAAGCAGTTGCTTTATATAAAACTAAAAAATTTGTAACACTTGGAGAGGCATCTCCTAAAAATAACCAGTTTGATTATCCAGTAGCAGTTGCAGAAAAACGAGCTGTTGATCGTGCAATTTTAAAGGCATTAGGTATTCACGGCAACGTCTATTCAGATCAAGAAATGCCAAATGAAAAACAAACCAATAATGAAAACTCAGGGATTAAATTAGATCATGTTGATGTAATTTTAGAAAGAGTAGAAACTGTAACCCACCAGGCAAATTTAGAGCAGCTAAAAAGTCAAAATAAAAAATTTTTAACGCAGCTTAAAACACAAAATTTAACAAGGTACGAAGAAGTAAAAAATGCCTTCTTAAATAGAAAACAGCAATTAACCAAAGGATAAATATATATGGCTGATTTTAAGAAACCACAAGATCCAAACTGGGTGGCAACATTTAGTTTGAAACGTAACGCAGACAAAAACCCACAAGATCCATCTACCAGTAATAGACCAGATCTTGTTTTATCAGATAGTGATAAAATAAATGCTAAAACCAATAAACCTTATAGAAAAAATTTTACTATAGATGGTGTTTGGATGGAGGCATCTGCTTATATCCAGGAAGATAAATCTTTAAAGATTACTATCAAGAAAACGGGAACTGGTAACGGAGCAGCAGCTCAACCAGCCTCTCCACCTCTTGAAGAGGCTCCCTGGTAATAAAATATGGAACAATATGGTTTAACTGCAAAGCAACTAAAACTTTTTAAGTTTATTAAAAACTATATTGTCAAAAAAAACGTGTCGCCATCTTACGATGAAATGAAGGTGGCGATAGGTGCTAAATCAAAATGTACAATATGTGCAAGAATTAAACAACTTGTAGAACGAGGATGGATAAAAAAATTACCAGGAAAAGCAAGAAGTATTCAGATCATAAAACAATGACCCACGAGGATATATTTAAGGAATTTAATTACAGCTGTTTAACTGAACAAGTTGGCAGCGATCATTATAAAAAAATGAAAGTGGAACCAGCTTATTTTATAAGTGAGAATAAACTATTGTTTGCAGAGGGAAATGTTGTAAAATATGTGTGCAGACATCAAAATAAAAATAAAGCTGAAGATATTAAAAAAGCTATTCATTATTTAAAAATAATTTTAGAAAGAGATTATCCCGATGAGTAAACGGATTGAAAAATTCTGGAATGGAAGTGCAAACTTTACAGCAAGTGAGGTTTTTAATTCTGTTTCTGATGCTGCAAAACAAACCATACCTAGCGATGCAGCAACATACGAAGTTGATGGAAAAACTGTTAGCTTTGAATTCGCTAGAATAAAAGAGGTAAGTAATGATAAATCATTACCAACATCTGAGCCAACAAATAACTCAGATCGAAAAGGAACGAAAGTCTCTGAACGCAAAGATCACGAGACTTAAAGTTAAAAACGGGGGAATGTATCCTCCAGGGATTGCGGCTATAAGCAAGACAGCTCACTCAAAATTGATTGCTGTTATTAGTCTGCAAGACCAATTAAGTAAGATACAAGCCTAGTTATCTTACTTTAGAACTACTCTAAACTGATTAAATTCGGATACCCTTCCTACGCCTAAATAAAGATTAGCCAATTTGTCAATTAGGTGTTGACAGATTAGCAACTAGTAATTATATCTATTGTATGGCTACTAACTTTCAAAAAATCAAGTTCGCCAGTTACTCAAACCTTGAGAATTATTTTACTAACATAATCCTTCCACAAAAAAATAAGTCATCCAAAGTTATCGGTAAGACTTTGCTTGTGTGGGATAAACCAAAAGGAGCTGCTATGGGTAAGACTTACCAAGTAATCAGTATGTCTGATTTAGAAAAAGTTAATAACAAATCTATCTCGATGGGTAGAAATCAAAATGTTCCAGTTCAAACAATCAAAAAATTAAAAGCGGATGGCAAAGTTGTTGCCGTTGTCTCTGGTTCTTTTCCTCACAACGAAGTTGAGCAAAGATTAGTTTTGTATGCTGGCGATAAGTACGGAACTTTATTGTGTGATGTCAGTTTTGATGACTACAAAAAATTCGTTAAACCCTTAACAATGGAGGCTGCTTAATGATTGAACAAATCAGATTAATACATAAAGCATTTGAAAAAGAACCAAATCATATTGCTACTTATGTTCCAAGTCAAAACCTAACTGTTGAGGAAAATCTTGAGCAGTTATATTCAAGAACACAAAACATTGAGAGTAGTTGGATAAAAGATAAATCTAATTTTTCTGTGATCCCTACTACAGATCAAAGATCTACTAGCGTTGGAGATCTTATGGTGGTTTGTTATGAAAATCCAAATGGCAATGGCTATAAAGAAGTTTGGTATAAAGTTGCGGATGTTGGTTTTGAAAAATGGTTTGATAAACAGCATATCGCTAACGATCATTTAAAATCTAAATATGAGAAAGGAGCTGCGTAATGTCTAAAAAAGTTGTTTACAATCACAAGCCAGATCCAGTTACTAAAATTACTGAATACGAATGGATTGATAACAAAATGGTTTTAACAAAAGAAGTTTATAAAAGTGACTATAAAAAAAATGTTCAAGTTATAAAAAAAAATCTTTTACCAAAAATTGTTAAAGACACTTTTGACCAAATAGATCATTTAGAAAAAAGAATGTTACTTAACGAACAGATGGAGGATAATTAGTATATGAAAGTTCAAGTCGTAGAGGAGCCTAGAGCTGGCGGTAAGAAATTA